CGTCAAAGATATAAAACGCCTCTTTTCCCATCCAAAATGCAACCCCGTTTACATCAATCGCGGCGTGGGGGCCTGTACAACCACAGTTAGCGCCTAATTGGTTGAAACCAAAAGTATACGGGGGACCCACGTACTGCATACCATGAATAGAGCTGTCGGTCAGAATAAGAATTTGTCCGCGTGAGCGAATAGCACTCACTATCAAATTGCCATCAGAAAGACGTTGTCCACCTGCCGTGTTAGTTGCCGTTTCTACCCATGTATTCACATCTTCTTGATTCGAGAATCTAACAAACATCGGGTCTTGCGTGGCGGCGTCCCCTATAGTGGTTTCTGTACCTAAAAGCACCAAATGTCTGTCAGGAGTAGACACAATCGCGTAATTGCTTGTAGTAGGTGCATCGGCGACAATCTGCGCAGGAGTGGCAGTCCCTGCGCTAAGGTCCCATAGGTAGGTCGAACCTTCAGTATATTGACAGATTAAGTCTTCACCAAACGTATCAAACTGCCAGATGCGTGGGTGTAAGGCTATCCCTGTTCCACTGGCTCTGGGGGTGCCCCATGTTCCCACGCCCCACGCTCCTACGCCCCAGCCAAAGTCAAAAAAGCTAATGTCAGACCCGACGTTAATTTGATACTGCCCTATAACAGAGCTTCCGCCATTGCCGGTGTCCGAGCCATCTGCATTTACAGGCGCTGTTATGGTGTAGGTATTTGGGTCAGTGATCGAGGTTATCTCATACTCGCTATTAAGTATGTCGGCGGTGATTTGACCTCCTAAAGAAACTGCTCCTGAAAAGGTAACAAAGTCTCCCTGAAAGGCACCGTGATCGCTATCGGTAACGGTTATAATGGCTGATCCAGAGGACGCAGAAAACGTCACGTCTCCTGCGCTGGTCGTCTGACGGATGGGCGTTATGTCAGTAAAGGCGCCGCCCGTTTCAATGTACAACTTTCGATTAGTGCCCACCGCCATATACGGTGTGCCATCAAGCGCCGTCCATGAAAAGATATCACTGGCAAAGCCTACTAAACTCTGCCCATTGAATTCCTGCCAACCGCCTATTTTTTCAGGAAGACCGTACCGAAAACGCACATTATCGCAGTCCGTCCAGCCGCCTTCAGCGCCGTATTCGGTATTCTGTTTATCAATTCCTGGTGCCAGAGTGAGGCGGAAAAAAGCCATGGTTTAGCCATCCTGATATTTGCCAGTGCGCAACATATCTGTCAATTCTACCGCTCTTTGACCGACTTGTGTACTCCAACGAGAACGCATGAATTCAGTGCTGGCGGTCTCCCAATCGCTGTTTTCCATACCTGCCAGCGCCTTTTCAAACTTCAACAAGCGTGTGAGGCCAAGATTGAAACAAAGCGAAATCATCACGTCCTGGCGCACGGGGTCTAGCTTCTCGTAAAACTTAAACGTGCGTTTTAGCTCCTCAATACAACGCTTCAAGTCGTTACCCAAGAGATAGTCCACCTCATCGTCCGACAGCCCCAATGATCCCTTTGCGATACATCTGCCGACTCCGATGGTTTCGAGCCCTTCAGTATCAAGATAAACAAAATTGCGGACCCCTTCGTGCCTGCGCAACATCTCAATTAATCTGTCAGCCATCAGCCCTGACCCCTATACTTTTTAAAAGATCGTTTTTTGCTCTTGTTCATTGAACTTAGCTTCAACGCCCCACGACCTATGGATGTGCGTTTTATGCCTTTACCTTCTTGAATAAGGTTCAAATTATTAGTCTGTTTTGCCATTGTCAGGCATAGTCTCCAGATAGGTTTTGCTTTATCTCTTTAAATAACATTTTTTTGATTCCCGCTCTTTTTACAGCATCATAAAAAGGAACTAAAGAAGTTATGGCTTTATCCCTAAGTTTAAAGTTTTTATACTGAACTGGACCATGATCATAAAGATCCATTATTTTTTGCGTAAGTGCAAAAGGCACAAATTTAATTTTTTCTTTCGTGTGAAACTTTATATACCAAAGTAAATCGTCTTTTTTTATATTCCATTCAGTATCATGCAAGAATTGAATAGATCCCTGCATTGCTCTTGGATACTTGCCTATGTCCATTTGTCCTGTAATGTAATTTGCATGTTGAATTGTGTTTTCTAAAAACGGCGGGTATGAACAAGTAGCTAATAGGCTTTTAAGTTCTGTAAATAAATATATCTTACCATACTGAATCGACCGTTTTTCTTGATCCGTTATGAAAACATGCTCATTAAAATGTTGTTGTGTTCTCAATTTAGAAAATACTTCTTTATTACTGATGTTCAAATGATAGTCGTATGTAGCTGGAATACCGTAGACATTGTGGTAAAAATCTTTTACGGAAGGACACACCCTAAATTCCCCTCGCCAGTTTTTTTTATCTGAACGACTAAAGTGTTTTTTCAATATACTTACTGGCTCTTCCCCCCAGATTCCTGCATCATAATGAGCATAGTATATTTTTATTGTCATCTGTCCCTCTTTCTGTGCTTTCTAAGTTTATTGCAATTGTTAATCATCTTTTTTTGTATTGTCAGGAGAAGAAGCGCCAAAATAGAAGCTGATTACTGCGGAAACCAGACCACCCATGTAGCCAAGCACCAGGTTAATCAGTTCCATTGAATTCTGCTCTGGCGGCATAATGGTGATCATGGCAATGTAGGAGCAAAAGAATAGCACCATAATTAAACCAATAGATTTAGCCACCCAGTCCTTAGCGAACTGCCTACGTGCGTCCTGCTTGTCCTTCGTCTCTAATGCGAACAGATCTACGTCCAGCTCCTTCATCTTGGCATCAAACTTCAACTCGGCCTTCTTGATTTCTGCAAGCTGTTCTGGGGTGACTGTCTCAAACGCTTTCTCGACAGCCTGTGGCGTCGGTTCACAGCCTAATGCGCCTGCCAGAACCTGAGCCGCCATGCCTCCTAAGGGTCCTCCCATCGCGGTGCCAATACTGGGTGCGATACCGCCTATCAGGTCTTTTAGCTTCCCGAGTTTCATAGGAAAGCCAATACAAGCATAGCCAGTGCAATACCGCTGACGATCATGCCCAGTTGTTCATGAGTGCAATTTTGTACTAGCTTCCAACAAGGAGCACCTATCTTCTTGAATATATTCATTTTTTACCCTACCCTGCAAATTTTTCAACAATAAACAACACTATGATAAAGGGGTAAATCCCCCACACAAGTTTTTCTAACTTGTCAAACTTTTCATTTCCGCTATCTAATCGCTCTTCAATGCGCTTATATCGTAAAGCACATTCTACTTCGTGCACATCCATGCGTTGCTCAGGCGTGGACCTTTTAATGGTGGTTTTTTTAGCTACCTTCTTTTTAGCTACCTTCTTTTTAGCTGGGATTTTCTTGGTTTCCATTAAAATTTCCTACAATCTCTGAAATAAAACAATCATGCCTATTATCGCTCCAACAGCGATTCCAAAGGCCACTACAGCGAATATAATGTCAATTGTATCACTTTTTCGTTTAGCTACAGCCCTGGCGTGCTCGAACCTACGTTGTTTAATTATACGGCGTTGCTTGAGCATATCTCGGTAAAAATCGCCTTGCCCCGTATAAATTAGGTATTCTCGCAATTCTTTTTCAAGCCGAGCGGCTCGTTGTTTAGCCAATGCCACTTCCATGGCTTGTTGCTCAATGCTTTTTTTCGAAAGTAACTTAGCCGCGTTGCTGACTTCGTTACTTTCAATGCTGGCTTCGCTAATCTGCTCGTTTGCCTCAAAAAAAGACGACAAAGTACCCGCCATTTCGTGTAGCTCTTTGCCCTTCTCAACGCCCCTTTTTAGTGCGTTAAATGCCGCGTTAGCCGCAGACAAAGCGGCTACAACCTCTATCATTACAGATACCCATACAAATGTAGCCTAGATTAAAGCTCATTGTATAGGATTTGTACCTTTTTACCTATATGGGAATCCAATGATTTGGTCCTCGGTCCTGTAAAAAACGACAAGGAACAATATCAAAAGCGATAGTAATTCTGGGGCTTTCATGGGTATGCGGCGTTGATTTGTGTTGATCTCCCTGACTTTTTCCAATAACCATCTTTCCTTCTACGCTGGGAATATACAACTCATCTTTTTCTGACGGTATCTTATATAGCGTGCCTGAAGGTTCGGGAATAGACGCACAGTAAAAACCGTGCCATACCTTACACTCAGATTTCCAGTGACCATGCCAGGGTATGTTAGGTGAATTTTTAGTGTACACATTTAGCCAACACTGAACATGATGCCGATCTCCTGGTTCTAACGGTAAGTTATCCACACATTCTTTAATAAAGTAATAAACTTCGTGAAAAGAATGTTTAGGGAAAGATAGTAGATTGTATTCTTCAAATAGTTTTGTGGTTAAAGGCGCGTGTTTAATCGGGGCTGGAGAGGCATGTTCAAATTGTTTGTTAATTATTTCTTCTACTTCAAGGCAGTCTTTTTCTATGTTTTTTACAGGCGTAAATTGTTTAGTGAACAGATAGTCGCCCC